TTAGAACCGAACGGAAAAAATGGATAAAGAGCTCTTAGACGCGATCAACAGACTGTCAGCAGCTATTGAATCAATGAATAGTGCTACGGGTATTCGGCGAACCGGTGGTCGACCACCGTCAGGAAATAGTACTCGATCTGCTGCTGGTAATATTGGTCAAACAGCAGCTGGTTTAGGTACGTTTAGCAAAAGGCTTTTTGAATCAGCAGCAAAGGATTTTGACAAATCTGTAGTTATCACTACGCGCCGTGCAAAAGAACTAGCAGACCAACTAAACGAAATTTCAAGTGCAGCCAAAGATGCAGCCGACAGTTTAGATAAACTAAAAGACGCTGAGAAAAAAGAACAGGAAGCAAAAGAAGCAGAAGCCAATGCTAGAAAAGCAGAAGCCGATGCTAGAAAATCTGCAAAAGCAAGTGTGCTTGATTTTGGTAAAAGCCTATTAACTGGTGGTAGTGATCTACAAGGCGGATTAAAAGGCCTTGGTAGCAGTTTAGGTAGTGCATCAAGCAGCATGTCTGGGCTAGGTAGAGTCGTAACTGGATTTGGTGCTGCTCTAGCATCAGGTGCAGGCTTTACACTTGGTTTTATGAACAGTGTTGCCGAAGCATCAAGCAAGATTGCAGGCGCAGTTGATCTACGCACACTTAGCAGTGGTTTTATAGCAACAGAAAAGCTTTTCAGTGGCCTTGGTGATAGTTTTACTAAGGTTATCAATGAAAGTGCAGGTTCTTTTAGATTCTTTGGCAAAAATAACGAAGAAGCAATTGCAAATTTAGGAAAACTTAGCCGAGCATTCAGAACTGGATTGGGCATTAGCGATATTGCAAATTCTTTGGGCAGAGATCTTGAACCAGCATTAAAACAAGCAACTGATGCTACTAATGCACTAGGACTAAGTCAAGACGAACAAGCTAGTCTTACCGCTTCACTTATGCAAACTGCACGAGTTGGTGCAACTAGCGAACGAGACGCACAGCGTAGACTTGTTGAGCAGTATAGTGAAACAACAAAATCTGCAAAAGATTATAATCTTAATCCTGCTATTGTAAAAAGAATGAGTGATCTTGGTGATATTTTCCGCCAAATGCGAGAAAGCGGCCAGGAAGTTAATGCAGAAACTATTACTCGTGCTCTTAGAGAAAATGCTGGCCGACTTAAAGAAAGTGGATATGATATAAGAGCAGAACAAGTAACCGGCGGCGAAGGCGCCGCTATGCGTCTCTCTGAAGCTAGATTTCGCCGCGGCCTTGATAATTTAGAAAGACCTACAGAAGCTCCCGGTGCACCAGGTGGTATAGCTGGCAGAGGAACAGAAGCAGATACACAACGGCAAGTAAACACAGTTACAGCTTTAACAGATGGTCTTAAAGGTATGTTTACTGGCTTTGCTGCTGGCATATTAGCAACTGCAGGACCGCTTGGTTTACTAGCAGCAGCATCAACTCTTGCTGCTGTTAGCCTTGGTGCAATGGGAGGTGCAGGAGGTGTACTAGGCAAATTGGCTGGTATGCTTGGCGGACAAGGAGCAGCTAGTGGTATTGCCAATGCCGCTGGAGCAGCAAGTAAAACTGCTGGTAGTATTACCAATGCCGCTGGAGCAGCAAGTAAAACTGCTGGTAGTATTACCAATGCCGCTGGAGCAGCAAGCGGAGCAGCAGGCGCAGCAAGCGGAGCAGCAGGCGCAGCTGGTGGAATGGCTAGTAAACTAGGACAAGCCATTGGTAATTTAGGCGATGGCCTTGGCAAAGCATTTGCTGGTCTAGCAGGCGGCGTCGGTGAAGGTCTTGGTAAGCTGATTTCAAGTGTAAGTCAAGGACTTGGACAAGCTATAGCAAGTCTAAGCCAGGGACTTGGACAGGCTATTGGTAATTTAGGCGAAGGCCTTGGCAAAGCATTTGCTGGTCTAGCAGGCGGAGTTGGCGAAGGACTAGCAAAATTCTTACCTCTACTTGGCGAAGGTATTGCTGGATTCTTTAAAGCAATTGCAGAAATACCTACTGCTGCTATTGCTGGCGCAGCAAAGGCTGGTGCTGCTGTTGGTGTATTTGTTGCTCTTGTTGGTGCAGGTATTGGCGTTGCACTAGCAGTTATTGCTGGTGGACTTTATCTCTTTAGCAAGAGTCTTGAAACATTTAATGATATTGATGGTGATAATCTAACCAAGGTAGGCAGCGGATTAAAAGATCTTGGCATTGGTATGCTGGCATTTGGTGCAGCAATGATTGCCAATGCCTCTGGCGGTCTTGTTAATGCTGTAGCAGGATTGTTTGGCGGTGACATGATCACAAGAATCAAAAAAGCAATTGATGATCTTACACCAGAGTTGCCAGTACTGGAAAAACTTGGTCCAGCAATGAAAGATTTTGGTACTGGACTAGCAGCATTTACTACCTCAGTAGGTTCTCTAGGTCGAGGTAAAGTCAGCGAGTTTATGAATGAATTCCAAAATTCATTGATTGGAATTCGCGCAGGTTTCTTTGCTCAGTTTGGCGAAGGCATGTTAAATCTTGGCAATGGAATGAAAGCCTTTAGTGAAGCAATTGCTGGCATCGATGCTGACAAAATGGCTAAAATTATGAACTTGCTACAGGAATCAGCTAAGAATATAGATCCAGCTGCATTGCAAAATCTTGGACAAGCAATGTTGACACTACCTGTAAATCAACAGCTTGTACCACAGCAAACAACAGAAAGATCAGCTGTTTCTGGGACACTTAGTGGTTTTAATCCTGAATCAGATCCGCGCTTTCAGCAGTACTATCAAGAAGAACTAAGAAAAAAAATTGATCCAACAGATGTACAGCAACAGCAAGAAGCAAGAGATGATGCAGCAAATCGTCTACGACTTGAAAGACTATCTGCAGGTGCTCCACAAACACCAACTACTGCAACTTCACAGAGTTTAGAAAATATTTCTCAGGAAACAGCGGCACAACTTGCTCAAAATAATAGAACAACTATTAGAGAGCCAGCAGGCGGTGAAAATAGCATGGAATCAGATCCATTTAAAAAGCTAGTAGCTGGTTATCTTACAACACTAGTAGATGATATTTCAGCAATTCGTGGAAACACAAGGCCTGAAGTTGAATCAGTAACCCCGGTAAGAATGAGTTAAACGTATAAGGTAAGTATAACACAATGTCTTGGCGAAAACACTTTAAAATCTGGGAACCTCAGGAAGAGCGTACCAATTCTGGAACACGAGCAAGCAGCACATCAACTGCTAAGTTTGCCAGCTGGTTGCAGGATGTCTATACTGGTCAACCAAACCGTGTTGAACGGTATGCTCAATATGATCAAATGGACCAGGATAGCGAAATCAACGCAGCACTTGATACAATTTCGGAATTTTGCACGCAGGTCGATGATGATACAAATTTACCATTTACTGTAAAATGGAAATCAAATCCAACTGACAGCGAAAGTCGTGTTATCGCTACCGCATTACAAAAATGGTGTGCTATTAATCGCTGGGATCAACGTATTTTTAGAGCGTTCAGATCAGCAATCAAATACGGCGACTTGTTTTTTCTACGAGATCCAGAAACCTTTGAGCTTTACTGGGTAAATTCCGGTGATGTAAAACGTGCAGTTATCAACGAAGTTGAAGGTCGTGCAGTTGAGCAGTATGTAATAACAAACGTACATCCAAATTTTGCTGCTAAAATTGCTACACAGCCAATACAAAATGTATCAACAATGGCCAGTTCAATGTTGATTGGTCCAAATAATAGTTTTACTGTATCAACTACAGCAAAGAACGCCGGCAACACAACAGAAATTGCAGTTGATGCCAAACATGTTGTACATCTAAGCCTTAGTGAAGGACTAGATGCAAACTGGCCGTTTGGTGGCAGTATTCTTGACAGTATCTTTAAGATTTATAAACAGAAAGAACTGCTAGAAGATGCTATTATTATCTATCGTGTTCAACGTGCTCCAGAACGTCGAGTATTCTACATTGACACTGGCAACTTGCCTGCCCACCAGGCAATGGCCTTTGTTGAGCGTGTTAAAAACGAAATACATCAACGCAGAATTCCTACTAGAGCAGGTGGTAGTACAGCACTAGATGCCAGCTACAATCCACTTAGTATTATGGAAGACTTTTTCTTTGCACAAACAGCTGACGGCCGCGGATCAAAAGTAGAAGTTCTTCCAGGCGGACAAGGGCTTGGTGAAATTGATGATCTAAAATACTTTAATAACAAAATGTTACGCGGGTTGCGTATTCCCAGCAGCTATCTGCCAACTGGTCCAGACGATAGTGCTGTAGCATTTACAGATGGTCGTGTTGGTACTGCACTAATTCAAGAATATAGATTCAATCGTTATTGTCAACGACTGCAAAATCTAATTGCTCCTAATTTAGATAGAGAATTTAAGGCTTTTATTAAAAATCGCGGTGTTAATATTGACAGTTCAAGTTTTGACATTGACATGTTAGAACCACAAAACTTTAGTTCTTATCGTCAAATTGAAATTAATAATGCTCGTGCAGCAGTGTTTACACAGCTTGCAGAAGTTCCTTATCTTTCACACAGATTTAAAATGCAAAAGTTCCTTGGTCTAACTGAGGACGAAATACTTGAAAATGAAAAACTCTGGCGTGAAGAAAACAGTGGAACCAGTGAAAATCCTACAACAGATTTCAGTGATATTGGAGTAAAAGCACCAGGCGAAGCAGATTTAAATCTAGCCAGTAATTTGGAAACAGCTGGTACAGCAGCACCTGAAGCTGGCGCAGCAGAAGCACCAGCAGCTGAAACTGGAACCGCACCAGCAGCACCAGAAACGCCAGCAGGAGCATAAGTAGTGCTATGAGATTTGATGATATCCTACAAAATCAAAATGAAATTGATGTTGAAAGAGATCCAGAAGTAGCGTTTTATTCTGATCTTAGACGGCATCGCATTACTCTTGAACATGTTAATCGTTTGAGAAAAATGCGCGAGCTGCGTGAATATGAAAACAAATCTCGTCTAGATCTAGTTAAACGAATGTATGCTAGACCAGCTGCGGTAGCCTAAACTCCTACTTATATTACCAACGCTGTGTCAAAAAACGCAGTTTTTCCACCATTATAGCACAAATCTCCTGCGCCAATAGTAAGTAGTTTTTGGTTAAAACCTGCCTTCGCGCAAAGGAGAACATAATATGAATAAAACCGTACTCGAGCAGGCGCTTGAACACCTTTTGAACAAAGAAGAAGACAAAGCTTCAAGTTTGCTGCACGACTATTATGTTAGCATCGGCCGTCGCGTCTATGAAGACATTATGTCCGACGATGTTAACCAGTTTGAAGATGAGCAAGCACTTGAAGACGCTGCTGATGCAGTAGACGAAGTAGATGCTGATCTGCTTGAAGACGAAGCAGAAGAAGCTGCTCCAGGTGAAGAAGAAGAAGCTACTACTGATGTAGCAGATGATATGGGCGCTGCTCCAGAATCTGCACCAGTTGATAGTGATGCTGCCGATGTGGCAGATGCAATGGTTGATGTTGAATCAGCTCTAGCTAAACTAAAGGCTGAGTTTGAAGAAATGCTAACCGGTGTTGATGCAGACGGTGATCACGAAGCTGGTGAATCAGGTGAAACTGAGCACGAAGATCACTCAATGGAAAGCATTGATGAATCAGCTGATCTTGAAAAAGTAGCTGCTCCAGACAATAGCGACAAGGCTGACGGAAAGAATAGCCCAGTAGCAGGTAAGAATCCAACAGGTGCTCGCCCAGCAGTAAAGTTTGGTGGTGCAGCCAGTGGTGAAGGTGTTGCAAGTGGAACATCTCCAGCTAAGGCACCTAAGGCACAAGACCTAGGTGGTACTTCAAAGCCATCACTTAAGAAGGTCTAATTAGATGAACTTACAGCCATTACAAGAAAGACTAAGCTTTGATCAAGCAAAAATGCAGGTTGAATCACGCGAGTCTAACAATGGCGGTAAGGACCTCTACATGAAGGGTATTTTCATTCAAGGCGATAAAATCAATCACAATCAACGTGTTTATCCTTTGACTGAAATTGCTCGTGCAGTAGAGAGCGTTAAGTCACGACTAGAGCAAGGCTACTCCGTACTTGGAGAAGCTGATCATCCAGATGATCTACAGGTTAATATTGATCGTGTAAGTCATATGGTTACAGAAATGTGGATGGATGGCTCAGATGGATTTGGAAAACTTAAGATTCTTACAACTCCAATGGGTAACATCATTCGCACACTGCTTGAAAGTGGTGTTAAGTTAGGTGTAAGCAGCCGTGGGTCAGGTAATGTTGGTTCAGATGGTAAGGTTTCAGGTTTTGAAATTGTTACTGTTGACGTTGTTGCCCAACCAAGTGCTCCAGAAGCTTATCCAACACCAATTTATGAGCGTGTGATGCTAGATCGCAGACGAGCCGCCCTTATGGATGTGGCCTTTGCGGCGACCTACGATAGGTCCGCACAAAAGCACCTCGAATCAGAGGTGACTAGATTCATTCAGAGTCTGAAGAAAGCCTGAGGAGACGCTAACAAATGAATAAATTTACAGATTTGCTCGGCTCAGTAGTACTTTCTGAAGAGGTGCGTGATAATATCAACGCCGCTTGGGAAAAGCACATCGCTGAAAGCCGTGAAGACATTACAGCAGAACTACGCGAAGAATTTGCCTCACGTTATGAACATGACAAGGGTCAACTTGTTGAAGCAATGGATATGCTTCTTCAAAATACCATTGCCAATGCTAGCGGTGAATTCAAGAAGCTACATGAAGATGCTATCAATCAGCGTGTAAAGTATGCAGCTAAGATCAGTGAAGATGCCAAGCTTTTACAAAAGTTTGTTATGGAAACACTGGCCAATGAAGTAGCAGAGCTAAAGGCCGATCGCCAAGCTCAGAAGAATAGCCTAGGTCGTTTAGAAGAGTTTGCACTACGCAAGCTAACTTCAGAACTATCAGAACTACACGAAGATCACAAGCAGCTTGTTGGCGCACGAGTCAAGTTGGTTGCTGAAGGTCGTAAGGCTATTGAAGAAGCTCGCACAACCTTTATTAAAAAGGCCAGCGAAAAGGTCAATGCAATTGTTGCAGAAACCTTTAAGAAGGAACTTGGACAGCTTAAGGAAGACATCCGTGAAGCCAAAGAAAACAATTTTGGCCGTAAGATTATGGAAGCCTTTGCTGCCGAATTTATGGCAAGCAAGTTTGCTGACGGTACAGCAGTAAGTCAGCTAAACAAGCAGATTAAAGAAATTAAGTCTCAGCTTGAAGAATCACAAAAGATTATTGAAGCAAAAGACACAGAAATTAACGAAGCAAGTCGTCGTCAGCGCATCGCGGAAGACCAGATGGCTCGCAATCGTGTAATGCAGGATCTATGTGCGCCGTTGTCCAAAGACAAGCGTGCAATCATGGAAGAACTACTTGAGAGCACCGAAACTGGTAAGCTTAAAGATCAGTTCCAAAAGTTCCTGCCATCAGTTCTTAACGAAGAGGTCCGCAGAGACAAGAAAACACTCGTTGAGGGAGTTCAATCACAGAAGACTGTGATTACAGGCGATAAGCCAGCAGCAGCCGCTGAAATCAAGGAGTCAGCAGAGTCTGACACTATTCAGCAACTACGCAAGCTAGCTGGTATTAATAGGTAATCAGGAGAAACATCTAAATGTCACAAGCATTATTTGAATCAAGGAACTGGTCCGCAACAAAAGACGCCCTTCTTGAAGGTCTCAGCGGACAGCGTAAGACAACTATGGAAGTTTGCTTGGAAAATACCAAGAAGTATTTGACAGAAACTGCCACAACTGGCGCAACAGCAGCCGGCAATGTTAGCGTACTCAACAAGGTAATTCTACCAGTAATCCGTCGTGTTATGCCAACAACTATTGCTAACGAACTAGTTGGCGTACAGCCAATGCAGGGTCCAGTAAGCCAGATCCACACACTTCGTGTACGTTATGCACAAACTGTATCAGCTTCATCAAACGCCTCAGGCGTAATTGGTGCAGCAGTAACAGCTAACGACGAAGCACTAAGCCCATTCAAGATTGCCAACCAGTATTCTGGTGACAGCGCAGGTCAGGGTGAAGCAACAGCAACACTAGAAGGCACTGGCGGCAACAAGATGAGCATCCAGATCCTAAAGGAAACTGTAGAAGCTAAGTCACGTAAGCTAAGCGCACGTTGGACATTTGAAGCTGCTCAAGACGCACAGGCCATCCATGGTCTTGACGTTGAAGCAGAAATCATGGCAGCACTTGCACAAGAAATCACAGCTGAAATTGACCAAGAAATCATTCAGTCATTGATCTCTCTTGCTGGTGGTGACTATGCAACATACGACCAAGGTGCAGTAAGCGGTACAGCCAACTTCGTTGGTGACCAGCACGCAGCTCTTGCAGTATTGATCAACCGTGCTGCTAACGACATTGCTCAGCGCACACGTCGTGGCGCAGGTAACTACATCGTAGTAAGCCCAACAGCACTAACAATCCTTCAGTCAGCAACAACTTCAGCTTTTGCTCGTACAACTGAAGGTACATTTGAAGCCCCAACAAATACAAAGTTTGTTGGTACACTAAACAGCTCAGTTCGTGTATATGTTAACCACTATGCTGGTGACGACACATCTGTTCTAGTTGGTTACAAGGGTTCAAACGAAATGGATGCACCAGCATTCTACTGCCCATACATTCCATTGATGAGCAGCGGTGTTGTTCTTGATCCATCAACATTTGAGCCAACAGTTAGCTTCATGACACGTTATGGTTATGTCGAGCTTTCAAACAGCGCATCATCACTTGGTAACGCTGCTGACTATGTCAATACAATTGGTATTGATCCAACAAACCTAAGCTTCATCTAATATTATATTAGACAAGTTTAAGAAGAATAGGGCTAGGAAACTAGCCCTATTTTTTTGACCGATAAGTAATAGCATGTTAGCTGGTATAAACGATAGACTAAAAAGAGCAGAGTTATGTCATGCCTGTGAATATTATCGCCGCGTTACAAAACAGTGTAAACAATGCGGATGTTTGGTTAATTTTAAAGTTATGCTTGCTGAAACAAGCTGTCCAATTGGTAAATGGGCAGAAGTCAGACCCGGCACTGATGTAGTAACACAACTTCAGCAGCGTATCTGGGCAGCAGTGGAAAAGGATTCAACATAGGACCAAAATTAAATCTTGTCGGTAAATATAACCGATAAAAGGAGACTTTTTAATGCCAAAATTAGATGAGTATAACAACGATGGATTTCAGAATCCAGTTAGTGCTAGTGCAGCAAATAAGCTGGCAAATTTACCAAGTTTAAATACTACAGTAAATGTTGATTATGCAGCCAGTGTTAAGGCAACAGCAGATGCTGCGGCAGTAACTACAGCAGGCGGTGCAGAGTCTACAGTTGAAAACACAAATACAGATTGGATTAACAAAAAGTGGCGTCCAATGATGGGTTGGAGTTACATGGCAACCTGTATATTTGACTTTATTATTGCGCCAATTCTCTGGAGCATTGTACAAGTATTAGGTAGTGGTAGCGTATCAATGCAGTGGCAACCACTAACACTACAAGGTGCAGGTTTGTACCATGTAGCAATGGGTGCTGTACTTGGTATTGCTGCCTGGGGTAGAACAAAAGAAAAAGTTGAAGGCAAGCAATAATATAAAATGTCAATTAAGACCAATCACTCAACAGAAAGTCTACAGCCAGCCAGTGGTGTACTAAAAATTGACGCCACTGGCGCGTTGGCATTACCTAAAGGACTACAAGCAAGTCGTCCTGGTTCTGCTGTGGCTGGTCATTTGCGTTTTAGTACTACGCTTACTCAACCTGAATACTACGATGGTACTAATTGGAGTACCATCGTAAGCAAAAGCTATATTGATGGTAGAGACAATTTTGTCCTTGCACAGGTTTCTGCTGCACAAACAGATTTAGAAAATCTAAGTCTTGATAGTTTAACAGATGTAACAATCTTATCTACACCAACTGAAGGTCAACAACTGATCTATGATAGTATACTATCACAGTTTAGACCTTCAACTGTTGCTCTTGCTCCAATCACTAGATCATTTGTTGCAGATGGCAGTACAATGGAATTTGATATTATTGATTCTGTTCCAAGTCCTAATAACCTTGTTGTAGTTATTAATGGTATCGCTCAGCAGCCATTTTATAGTTACAATGTAGTTGATGGCAATAGATTAATTTTTGATGAGCCACCAGAAAATAACGATCTCATTGAAGTTAGAATACTTAAAGGATCTGCAACAACTGACCGCCCGCGCCCAGTGATTTCAGACATTTCCTATTCTTCAAGTTTAGATTATCCTAAGATTGTTAGTATTACTGCAACAGATGTTGCCTATGGAACTGGAGCAAAAATCAACGGCGTTGTAATTTCTCGTATTGACTATCCAACACCAAATGTACTACAGTTAATGATTGAATATCCTTTTAGTACAGGACAATATGATCTTACACTAGTTGACATGTCAGGAAACGAAATAATCTATCCTGGCGCAATAAAATTTGGGTCAGGGGTCCCGCAGTGGACAGATACATTAACTTATATTGGCAAT